CCCTGACGTGTTTCGCCAGAAACTCCTAGTAATGGAGTGATAATCGGATTTAATCCGATTAAGCCCCCTTTATCAGGAAAACGAATAAACGCCGTTTATCAAGAAATTAACTAAGCGTAGAATAAGGGGTAGCAAAGTCTGCCCCTTTTTTATTCACTTAGTGACATGGCTGTAATTGATAAAGCTGCTGCATTTCTTTCACAACTTAATCCAGCAATGCAAACAGTTGGCGCAAGTATTGCACAGCAGGGTGCCAGTGCTCTTCAACAAGGTGCAAACAAACTTGCTACTACAGGCGTTGCAGTTTCACTGCTTGATCAAGCAATGAAAGCAAAGCAAAATCCACTTATTGGCAAAGCAGCTTCAGGGTTGGCGAGCGCGTCAAACTTTTTGCACTCAGGTGGGCAATCTTTAGATAATATGAGCCCAAGCCAACAAACTTCACTTGGTTACAGGGCTGTAGGCGCAGGTTTGATTGGCTTAGGTGCAGCCGATCTGTATGCTCAAGGCAGGCAATCCCGCAAGGACAAAAAAGAACGCCTTGCTGGTCAAAATCTAGGTGCTCAACTTGGTGTTCAGATGCCTGGCGTTATTTGATCAACTAAGTTTAGAATAAGAAACAAAGAGTACAACTCCTTTCTTTAATTAAGGTTCATAAAAATGACAGGAAGAGCTAGCGCTGGCGCCCGAGCCGCTCAATTTTTATCTCAAATTGGTACTGCGGGTGGCCCAGTCGGTGCTGCTACTGCTCCTGGTCTTGTCGGTTATGGTGCTGGCGCCCTACAGGAACAATTGATGGCTGGAAATTCTGATCCTTACGCCATGCAGCGAATGGGCGGCAATGCTCCTATGATTGGCTCCCCTGATAACCAAGCGGCTCCCATGCCGTCCAACCTAAGCTCCAGCTACTTGCATTTAAATCAGCCTGGTTCGCCTCTTCCAATGTATGGGCTGATGGCGCACCAAACCATAAAGGCTGCTCAAGCTACGCAAGGCAACATTGCCGCCATGGGCCAGCAGATGCTGACTGGCATGATGCCCATGACCGGACAACTCCCTATGGGCGCAGCCGTCGCTGCTGCTCAACAACTTGGTGCGCAAGCCGCTCAACAACGCGCTCGTAAATAATTATGAATCACTCAAAAGCCAAAAAAGCTAAATCAAAAGCAAAAGCACGGACAGACCAAACTGTTGCTGAAATGCAGCAGTTGGCTATGATGCAAGAAGCAATGGCTGGCGGTGGCATTACCCCCGAGATCCAAGCACAGCAAATTGCAATGCAGGATCAAACTGCAATGGTTAACCCATATCATCACATGGGGATGCTACCTAACAACTACTACAGCCCCGGTAATGTGGTTGGCAGTGGGTACGTTCCTGGAAGTTAATAACGGGCATAAGTAAGTTTCTGTTATAATTTTTATTAATGGGACGAAAGTTCCATGTGCATAGAAGATTTTTATCTTCTGGTGTCAGCTAACTTCTCTGCGCTGAGTAACCCCACATGTTTATTGATAATGATTTTCCTAAGCTGTTAGGTGCGGAGCTTTATCGCCCCCACCCGGCTTACATCGTGGAAATGGCGGCTGAACCCGTTGTTGTCCATGATTTTACCAAGCAACCTGGTCAAACCGTTCAACTTGACCGTTATCGTTTCTGGGGCAACCCTGGAACGAAGACCAGCCGCGAGCGTACACAAGATCAAACGATCGGTACCGCAAGCAGCCGGGCTATCGTCAAGGACAAAGTGCTGGTGTCACTCCGCGAGTACACCGGTCCTGCTGACCCGAACAACTCCAACCTCCCGAGCACCTTTAAGATTGCTCGTGAGACCCTGATGACCGCTCAGCGTCTGCTGCTGGACACCGGGAACCTTAATATGTTCCACCAGTCCATCGGCTCTTTGACGCTGCTCGACGACTATCGTCGTTGGCGCGATCGGGTGTTCCTGGACGAGATGGCCAAATCGGAGACCCGTGGTGCTTCCGGCGATACCCAAGGCGGTTACTACTACCCCAACGGTAAAGCTCGCACCAACTCCACCACCCTGGCCTCTTACAGCGCCACCGAGTACGCTTCTGAGCGTTACAAGTTCAACGTTAAGACCGACCTTCTGGAAGTGGTTCGTCAGCTGCGCAAGCGCAACGTACCTGTGTTCCAAGACGGTTACTACCGTTGTATCGCTGATCCCTCCTTCATGCGCGACCTCCGTGCTGACCAGGGCTTCCGCGAAGTGGCTCGTTATCCCGGCATGGGTCAAGGCAACCCCCTGATGGGCGCTGCCGGTCCTAGTGGCGCCATCTATGGTGGCGGTCAGTACGGCCAAGCTCAGTTCGTGGCTGGCGAACCTGTCATGCCTACCGGCTTTGTGTTTGAAGGTGTGCGGTTCTTCGAATCCACCAACTTCGCCGCCAAGTCGATCACCGTTGATATTGGTGATGGTGCTGGCGCCGTTTCTCACACAACTCCTCCGGGCCTGTTCTTTGGCCCCCAGGCTGTTGGCGTAGGCATCGGTGGTCCTAACGCTCAGGTTCTAATCAACAACAACGACGACTTCAGCCGCTTCATCATCTTGATTTGGCAGCTGTACGCCGGTTTTGCTAACCTGAACAAGGACTTCATCACCTCTGCTTTCACTGTCATCTGATACGGAGGTAACTAACTATGGCAACTTACAAGACTAACGCAGGAGCAATCCTCCACCCTGGTGCTCAGATCACTCGCCTCTCCTCCTTCAACTCTGAAGGTGTGCACGGTTGGCCTGGCTTTGCTGCTTACGAACTGATCGCCTATGTGCCGATCAGCAACGCAAGTGGTTCCGCCGCCAGCTTCAAGAGCCTGGATCTGATCATCCCCTCACCCGACCGCCGTACTGACGACCGCGTTCGTGACAACATCACGACCCTGGTTATCCCCGGCTCTAGCGCTGCTCCTTCTTTTGTTTACGGCGCCTCCCTCGCTGTTGCAAAAGATGTGCCCGCTGGCACCACTGCTGATCCGGCTCCTGGCTTCCCCGCCACTCCCGTGACCGCAGACCTGAAGTTTACTAACGCTTCAGACATCTTGATGCTTGGCCCCACCTCCAGCGGTAACCCCGTTGGCCTCACGGCTTCTCCTCAGCTCAACGGTATTGCTGCAGCCAGCTCCTACCTGACTGCTTCCAGCAACACTATTGCTCAAGGCTCTTCCGCTACCACTGGCGGCGGTACCACTGGCGGTTTTGTTCCGTTCCTCAGCTCCGTTACTGCGGCGGCCACTGATACTTCAGCTGCCAGGCTGACTGGTTTTGACAACCAGATGGTGTACAAGATTACTGCCGCCACCACGTTCCGCGTGACCACGGTGACTGCTATTACCTCTACCACCGCTACTGGTGGTGGCGTGTACATCTCCTCTGATGACATTGCTGCTGGTAGGAAAGCCTACATTCTTGCTCGGATTAACTACATCCAAACTTCTCCCGCAGTAGCTTGGGATGACATCCAAGGCTTCATCGACTTCGCTTCCCAAGTTGGTGGCGACGACACCTGATTCAATAACTTGAATCAATAATTAAACGGGTCCTAGTGGCCCGTTTTTTATTGCCCTAGCATTTTAAGATGAACCTTGGTATTGTACGGGTAGTTGTAACTGCAATCTCAATGCTTTATCAGTACAAACCTACTGGCGCCCTACTTGAAGTTGTTTCCATGCATGGGGAGGGAATCTTTATGTGCGTGGATTCACAAGATGAAGTCTTGTTTGTCGAAGAGACCGACTTGATTCCCCACCTGGATGCGACCACCCAAAAAATTCAAACTGAAGAACGCTTAACGGAGCAATTGAAGCAAGAAGGTGTTTCTCCCCCGCGTCCTACCAACAAGGAAACTTTCCCCCTTGACATGCGCTTGAACATCAACACTGCCAGCGCAAGGCAGATTGCTGATTCACTACCTGGCGTCGGTTTGAAAACAGCACGCGACATCAAAGATTTGCAAACTTCAATGACTGGTGAAAAATTTACCAAGCTTGATCAACTGAAAGCAATTAAGCGAGTTGACTGGGACGCCATCATTGAAGAGAATCTTGTACGCGTTGAGTGATAACAAAAGAAGAAACTTTGCCGTGTTAAGCTACTAACAGAGGTTAACCACCTCAAGGCATTAATTTCTTCTAATGCAACTCGATACCTTTCTCCAGTCTAAAGTTCGCTGGCACCTGGGATATAACAACACATCTGTCCCCGCTGGCGACCAAGCGAGGCTGGAGGAAGCTATCAACAACATCCCAGATTCGTTCTGGTATAGCAAAATTGTCGAGCAGGTTACTCGGTGCGATGAAGCAGAAAAGCGCACCGACATGACTGGTAGTACGTTTGGAAAATACTTTGACACCACTACGCAACAGTATGTCAATGCTTCTCCTCCTAAAAGCCGTATTGAAAATATTTCAGGGGACGTTTCACGAACAATTTCGACCTCTGATTTTAAAGAAACCTTAAAAACCTGGACGGCAATTTATCTATACGAGACGGATCGATTAGCCCTACATCTTTATGCCCCCAATTATCGAAACCCCGAGCAAGCACGGTATCGGTTTAATCGGGAAGGCGCTGAGTTTATCCAAGCCCTTCCTGGTCCTGCTGATGTCGCTGTTGGTACTCGACTCATGTTTGAGACCGATTTCTGCTAAACCACACTCCATGGCACTAACCCCCGCACAACTTTTACAGCTCGCACAAGGCGCAGGCTTTAAGGGCCAGGATGCTACTACAATGGCGGCCATCGCGTTGGCTGAGTCAAGCGGTAATCCTGGCGCTCACAACAGAAATGCCGGCACTGGCGACAACTCCTATGGCTTAGCGCAGATCAACATGCTTGGCTCCATGGGGCCAGCACGCTTGAAGCAATTTGGGTTACAAAGAAATGAACAACTTCTTGACCCCCAAACAAACTTCAAAGCTGCAAAGCAAGTAAGAGATTCGTCAGGTTTTGGCGCATGGTCCACTTACGGCTCTAGCAAATACAAGCAGTTTTTACCGCAAGTTCAAAAAGCAGCGGCTGGATTGCCTTCAACACCAGCAACTACTACATCAACGTCAACACCTGCTACGTCAACAGCGCAGCAAGGTTCTCCTGCCAGCACTTACAACATTTATTTAAACGGAACGCAAGAGGAAGGTTTAGATTTCCTGAACAACTATCTTCCTAAGTTGACAGGGCAACAGGATAAACCTAGATCAATGTTTGATCCGCTGGCAATGTTGTCTTCTGCTTTTAACACCGATTACAGTAAATAGCAATGGTTGGAATTATTGACGCTGGATATATTGCCCAACCTGGTGAAGATTTTGCCAGCACAGGAGCGCATCTTGATCTACGTGTTCTTAAAGATGGAAAGTACATCAATCCAGAAACAATACGTTCTTTGTTGACCCGACTAAAAGTTGGCAAAGAACGCACGCCCCTTTGGCAACAGAAAGGAGCTGAATGGAAACCTGCCGCCCCAATCACGTCAGGGTTTGGCCCCAGGGTTGCGCCGACCGCTGGGGCCTCCACTTATCATCCAGCGCATGATTACGGATTAGGTGCAGGTACACCGCTTGCCTGGGAAGGACCTGGCACATTTACTCCCGGTAAAGGCTACGGAACCATTAAAACAACGGACGCTCAAGGAAACCCTTACGAAATTAAACTTCTTCATACAAAAGGTGGTAAGTCTGCTGAGCTAGCTTCTGCAGCTCAAGCGACAGCGCCAACACCTGCGGCAACTGGGGCATCTGGGGCACCCGGAAGTATCTACAACATTTATGTTGGTGGTAAAAAGAAAGAAGGAGATACGACTGACTTCTTAAATGATTATATGGAGCAACTAATGGGGGGCACAAACAAGAAAGTGCAGTCGCAGTTTGATCCACAAGCAATGCTTGCTTCCGCTTTTAATTCAAGCCCTACGTACGAGTAATGCGCCAGTTAGGAAGTTTTAATCGGCACGTTAACCCTCCACAACACATGGAGGATTGGCAACCTGAGCGTCCTGATGAAGTGGCTGCAAGAACGTTGACCACTGGCGGCTACACTCTTGGCATCCACCGCAATGAAGCCGAACGTGAAGAGGGAACACCTTCCAACGCTGAGAAGTTTACACAAGGTCGTGGCGCCAATAGGAGAGCAGAACCCTCTCAACGGATGGCAGGGCAAGCATTGGACGCGGACATAAAGCAAAGCTCTGGATTGCGGCAGGCTTTTACCAGGCAGCCGATAATTGGTGCAGCAGAACTAAGGCTTGCAAATGCTTGAGTTAGAATAAACACATTGATTCTTTAGTTTTCTCATGGCTGATAAAGGAAAGATGCCTCCTGCCTTGCTTGCGCACTTTAAATCCAGAGCGGAAGGTAAGGAAGGAAGCAACGGTTCTTCTGCTGAAGAAAAGAAAGAAGGCGACAAAGAGAAAAGGAAAGAGGCCGTAAAGAAAGCCCGGACCCACATGGAAGAGAACAGCAGAAAATCTCGCAGCAAGTCCACGGGAACCAAATAAAGGTTATTTGAACTAGAATCAAAGAATTGAAGGCCTTTCAAAGGCGTTGTATCTGAGGAAGTCAACTAAATGTCAAGTTCTAGCTCAAATAAGCAACCGATGATGCTTGACCGTCCAGCGACTTCTAGTGCGTTGGTTACGGTTGCATCAGGTCAACTTTTCTCAACAAGTTTAATTCCGACTGCTGTTGGTAACGTCACCAAGGTATTTGACGTTGACTCGTCGCTGACGGATACTTCGATCAGTGGCGCCTACATTGACGAAATTTGGATTCGGTACAGCAAGCGAAATAACATTTATATTGACGCACAAACCGCTTTTACTGGCACATACAATCAGGTAGGTACTGCGCAAGTTGTCACGCTTTCAAACCATAACTTGCAAGTTGGGCAGAAAGCTTACCTGGATTACACCAGTGGTACAGCCGTAGATGAGATTCTAACTGTTACTGCTGTTACACCCACAACGTTTACAGGGACAAGCGCAACCTCAGCTAC